CACAGGCCATTGCCAAACCCCAGACCAGCCAGCCTAGTAAATCCTGGTGGGAAAGCATTGGCATCACCACCCCCACCCAAATCCAAACTGCTGAAGGTATCCTTTGGAAGAAGGGCTGGCTGACTGAAGGTGAGCTGCTGGAATTCCTGCCGGAAGATAAGGTGCAGACCCTTACCGGTAACCCTAAGATGACCCAAGCCTTTATGGAAGCAGTTTGCTTAGGCTTGCTTATCAATCTTCTGCGTAAGGGAAAGGAAGTCAGCCAGCTGGTCTGGGTTGTTAAGGTTGATCCGCTTAGTCTTACCGGCCTGGCCTGTTCCTAAATTCCACTGCTGCTGGCCTTTATAGATGATGGGCTTGAGCTTCCGGGCTACAGTGCCACAGGGCAGGATGACATAGGGTGTGCTTCCGATTGGTTTGATTTCCATAGTGTTAGTGTGTTTAGTTTCTAGGTGAAAAGTTAAGGGCATAATCTAGGATAAGCAGGGCATCACTAGTCTTTAGGGTCAGCCCAGACAGCCCAGGATAACGCCTAGAAGCTTCTGCTTTAAGGGCAGACTTCCAATGGCCTTGCTTTAGTTTACCTTTAGCAATGCCTAGACCAGCTTGCCAAGTCTGTGGGCTAACCATAACCACCCGGTGCTGACGGCCAGCAGCCCAGCCTTCAAGCCACCCGCAGGATTTGCCTAACTTAAAGGCAGCACTGCTGGGGATAATTCTACCCACAAAGGGTGGCACTTTTTCAATGAAGATAACAGACCCAAAGGGGATAAGCTCAGACAATTCAGCCGGATCAGCAGGAATAGGGTATAGGAAGATAGCAGCACCATCAGTTGCTGGTGCTAGGATTGCAAGCCCACCGGATGCACCTGGGTCAAGGGCTGCAACAGCAGGAAATTTGTCTAGTAAGTCAGTTTTCAAAGCAGGATTATCTAAGCAAAGTGGATTTACGGACTGTGATACCAGGGCAATTCATTATGTCAAATCCCCTTTTCTGGTATCCATTAAAGCCTAGGTTATGGATGGCATAAAGATCCACTAGGGTAGCCTTCCGGCCTGTGGCTTGGATGAACCTAGCTGCATTGATAGACAGCCAGCTGTGCAGATAGTCCCTAGCAATGGTGGCATCCAAGGCTTTATGGTAGGGATAGACCGGCAGACCCTGCTTCACCCGCCAGGCTGAAGTGTCCTGCCAAGCCGGATAGTGAAACTGTGCCAGCCCTAGGCCAGCACCTTTGTCCCCTATGGCTGAAGGGTTGCCACTGCTTTCAATGGCAATAACCTTATCCAGCATAGCCTGGGTGATGGTGGCTTTAGACAAACTGCACATAAAGAATAGGGATAGCAGGGTGGCTTTCATAGGACAGCACCCCATTGATCAGCCATTGCATCTGCTATGCCTTGAAATGTCCGGCTTCTGGCTGTTGCCCTATCTTTCTGGGGTAGGCAGCTGGTTTCATAAAACCAATGGTGCATTGACTTATTCTTTCCGGTCTTAGGGCAGACCCAGGTTTTAAAGCCACCCTTATCCACAATGTTTGTGGGATTAAGCTGGGGCAAATCCTTCAGCCAAAGGCAAGTGGCCTTAGTCACAGGGTGGCCAAACATCCAAGGGTGGATTATCTGGTCTGGCTTCCGGATCTTTGAGCTGATTACTGAAATGGGATTTTCAATGGCAATCCTGGCAATGGGTGCATCCATCAAACGCTGCACAAAATCTAGGCCAGCTTGCTGCCTACCATCTGCAATCTTCTTAGCAAAGTGGGCAGCACCACTAACAGCTAGATGGGTGCAGGGTGGGTGGGCTATCATCAACTCAAAGTGCTGGCTTCTGATTAGGTCAAACACATCACCCTGGTAGTGTGGTCCTGGGCTTTCAGTAGGCTTAATGTCACAGCTTATGGCATCAAAGCCCTTGGCAATGAAGGCATCACGGACAGCACCGGAACATTCACAGGCAATAAGGATTTTAGGCATAGGTTATTTGCGGACAGGCATAGCATAGCCCTTCTGCACTTCCCCATCTTGCCAGGTGACCCGGTAGCTTAGGGCTAGGAAACCACCATAGGCAATGTGGGCATCCAGCCAAGCTTCAGTGCAGCCTTCAAGGGAAGCCAAGTGCTTCTGCTCATCAGCCAAAATGTCCTTTGCTTTCTTCAGCACAGCCTTTTCAGTCATATCCCCAAATAAGATCCGGTCATTGAAATAATAGAATTCCTGCAAAAGATTATGAAGGATGAAGGTGGCAAAGTCTTTACGCACTTGGGGTGGGGGTGGATTATAATTCATAGGGTTATCAAAAGGGTTTGGGTGGCAAGCCTGGTCATTTGTCCCACCGGATGCAGACCAGCACAGGGTGACGCATAGACCCAGAAGGGGTTAGCTGCTGGCAAGCCACTTCAGCCACCTTGCCAATGTATAGGGCAGGGTTATCATAAAGATCCACCCGCAGGGCATCATCTAGGCCAGACCCCACTGCAACCATTGTGCCTTTGTGGTTCACCAGCATAGCACCGGCAGCACCATCATAACGGCCTTTGCCTGGGCTGAAGCCAATAATAGTGCAGTCATAGGTTTCACAATTCTTCAGCTTAATCCAAGCCTTAGTGCGTTTGCCAGGGCTGTAGGTGCTATGCACATCCTTCAGCATTAAACCTTCCCAGCCTAGGCCAATGGCAGTGCCTAGCAAAGTTTCCGGATCAATGGCTTCACTGTCTAAGGTTTCAAACACCGGCACTAGCCGGATGCCATCTGCTGCCAGGCCATCAGTCCCCACTTCTTCAAATAGGGTCTGAAGCAATAGCCTTCTGGCTTCATAGGTCATTGCTTCACAGTCAGTCCAGCCTTCCACCATAGGCACATCAAACACAGCAAGCCTAGCCAGATCCGCTTCCCCAGCCTTCTTCATCAGCTCACCTACACCGGTGAAGAAGTCACCCATAGCAAGGGCTTCACAGTCTAGGCAGACAGTGTGGCCAAGGTGCTTGGCAATCCGCAGCAGGGCTGGGGTTAGTTTGCCTAGGCTGGTGATGGCATTGCCATTTCTGGTTTCGTAAGTCACCCAGCCTTGGCTTGGGTTGGCAGTGACCATTACCCGGATGCCATCTAGTTTGGGTTCAACAGCCCAAGTCTTACCCGCCTTGAATTCAGCAGGGCAACTGCTGGCCAGCATAGGTTTGATAGGTAGCATAGGTGTCACTTGCGTTTGCTGGTGAACAGGGAACACAGGCTGACCCCCAGCACAATGGGGATAAGGATGGTAAGGAAGAAAAGCACTAGGCCATCAATGCCTTGGCTGTATTCCTGGCTGGTCAAGGGCTTGTCATAAGCAGCCCTGTGGTTAGCAGGGGTGGTAGTGTGGGCTTTCATAGGTGTTAGTTAGCAAAGTGGGCAATGATTTCAGCATCTGTCATATCTGAAACAAACTTGGAGAAGTCTGGCTTGGCTTTGAGTGCGTCTTTCAGTTGCTGGACATTGACAGCAGTAACCCTACCCTTTTTGAAAGAACGATATTGGCAGTGCTTGTCATCCTTACTAATGTAGGCAAGCAATTCAATTCCTGCTTTACGGATCTTTTTAAGCAGTTTTTCAGTGGCCTTCTTTTCTTCTTCAATCTGAACAATAATGTCCACTAGGCAATCAAAGGTGAAACCCTTATCAGCCAGAAAATCCCAACCATCCACATCTAGTGGGCTGATGCACTTGGCAAAAGACTCAGCAAGGGCTTCAGTGGCTGGGCTATTATAGTGGATGAAGGTGCAACCCCCGCTGCCTTCATTGGCTGCTTCTCCAATCACCTTGCCATCCAGAAGGACAGTGGCGGTAAAGCAAACAGTTTCTTCACTCATCCAGCTGACAGTCTTAAAAGACTTCAAGGCTAGGCGTGAAAGGTTCTGGGCTGTGGTGGGGGTGGTTGTCATAGGGTGGGTTTTCATAGGTGATAGGTTGATGGTCAGTGGTGGGTTGTCAAATTGTTTTCAAATCCAATAATTCCTAGAAGGATTAAAGGTGAGAAGGGGAAGCCCCATCTTCTTCCGCTTTAAATTGATTTTCTTAAAGGCTTCTTTGTTAGCTTTGGCAGCAATCTTTTCAAGGGCTTTGGTTAAGGCAGTTTTCATAGGATCTATTAGGGTTAAGGGTTAAGCAGCCTTCTTCAGCCAATCAGCAACCACATCAGCTGGAAACCGGTGGGCATTGGCTTTGATGATAAGGGGATAAAGCCTTTCAAATTCAGCCTTCCACTTGGCAGCATTGGCCTTCTGCTTCTCAGTGACATTATCACCGGCCAGCTGCAAAATGGCTTGGGTGTGTCCAACCTTTACCCGCAGGGTTTGCAAGTTTATTAGGGTCAGCTCAGTGGTGGGGTTTTTCATAATCGTTTTATCTAGGTAGGTTATTGGGAACATCAGCACACTAGGTCTGCCCCAGCCCATCAGTCAAACAATTTGTAAGGCTATCCATTATAACCAGGCGGGGGATTTATAATGACCTAAACCCTAGGTTTCCGCAGGGATTGCCTAGCATCCTGCCTGTTCCGCAACCATAGCACCTTGGCCAGCCGGATGGCTTGGGGCTTCTTCTTATCCTTCTTAGCCTTCCCAAGCAGTGCAGTTAGGTCATTGATGGTTGGCCTAGGGCTGGGCTTCATACCCGCCTAGGAAGCCAAGCCAGACCCCAGGAAGCAAGCCCTAGTTACCCTTTGGCAGAAGATCCGCCCAGCCCTGTCATCTTCCAGCCAAGGGCAGCTGCAATCATACAGCACCCCACCCCCAAGGCTAGGCTTATATCCCTGCAAGTCAGCAGGGCTTGGGTGGCACTGTTCAAATTCCTCTCAAGGTTCTTATCATCAGCCACAAAGGTTTGCCCAGGTATGTCCGTTATGAGCAGTGCCATTACATTGGATGACCGGATGCTGGTTAGGATGAAGTCAGCAGTTAGATAAACAGTTAATGAACACAGACCGGTAATAATGATGCAACCAATGACAGCCAGCAGCAGATTGGTTGGGTGCATCCCATAGGGTCTGGTTTCCTGGTCTGCCATTACTTGCGTTTCTTTTTCTTAGGTGACTTGCTGGCCTTGCTCAATTTCCCTTGGGCTTCCTGCACCTGGCCTTTCATCTTAGCTTCCAGAAATTTAAGCCCATAGTTTAGGATTTCTGGGCTGGCAAAGCCAGCAATCCCACAAATGCACACCCGCAGATTTTCAGACTGCACATAATCTTTAGCTGCAAAGTTAACGAAATAGGCAGTCACCATAGCAGCCACACCGGATCTAACTAGGTAGCCCAAACTAGGCCGGTCTGTGGACAGAAGCTGCCTGGCCACCATAGCAGACCCACCTAGGGCAGCTGCTATAATTCCCTGCTTCATTGCTTCATCAGCTGTGACTGTTTCAAATGTTGGGGCTGCTGCCATTGTCCGGGTGGTTAGATTGGTTCACTATTGCACCAGCAGTCACATCCACCTGGACAGGCACAGGCTTCAGCCACCGGTAGGTTTTCACACCCATAGCCAGCAGACCCTGCAAGGCTGCAATGGAAAGGGTTACCCCAATGATCCAAGGGAAATAACTGCTTTCAATTACCCAGGGCAGGGCAGCTGTCATTACCCCACCTAGCACCACCAGACCGGCAGACAATTTGCCTACCCCTACCCAATGCCCAAAGGCCATAAGCAGGACACCCAGGGCAATCATCCCAGCACCCAATCCGGTTAGGATCAATAGACCCTTTTCCTTCCTGGCTGCTTCCAATTCAATCTGCTTATCATCACAATGCTTTTTAAGCACAGCAATTTCAGCCTGTGATTGCTTCTGCTGGGCTTCCATCTTTTCCCACAGGCTATCCAGGTCAGCCTTTAGTTTCTGCCCATAGGCCACTGCTTCCACATAGGCTTTGGGGTCACCGGCCATCCGCTGCCTAGCATAAGCCAAGTCACCTGGCTGGGGGTTAGGTAGGTAGGCAGCTGCCACTGATAACTCTGCTTCAACCTTATCTGGCTTACCGGCAGTGTTGGCTTCCCTAGCAACCTGGACAGCAGAAGCCACCCGGCTATCAGCCTTATCTAACTTAGCCCCGAAAACTTCAGTGGTCTGGGTCTGGGCTTCCGGCTGGGGATCTGGCTTAACCTGTGGCTGACAGGTTTGGAATAAGGCCAGCACTGCCACCATAGCCAGACGCATTGGCTTATTTCTTCAGTGCGTCCAGGGCTGTCTTAGCCTTCT